AAGAAAGACAGCAGTCGCCGCAGCGACCGGAGCAGAGTAAGCAACAAAGATCCAGGGCCTCATTCCCAATCGGTAACTAAGTTCCCATTCGCGTCCCATGTAAGAGAAGATACCGAGCAGAAAGTGGAACACCACGAGCTGGTACGGTCCGCCGTTATAAAGCCATTCGTCAAGAGAACCCGCTTCCCACACTGGGTACAGGTGCAAACCGATGGCGTTGCTGCTAGGCACGACAGCGCCGGAGATGATGTTATTTCCATACAGAAGAGAACCAGCAACTGGTTCACGAATGCCATCGATGTCCACAGGAGGAGCAGCGATGAAAGCAATGATGAAGCAAGTAGTGGCAGCAAGGAGACACGGAATCATCAGTGTTCCAAACCACCCGACATAAAGACGGTTTTCTGTAGAGGTTACCCAGGAACAAAACTCTTCCCAGGCACTATCTCTACGTTGAGTAAGAATAGATTGAGCCATTTAAATAAAACAAAGTAACCTCCCACCCTCCTCAAATAGTTACTTAGAAGTTGTACTTGGCTCCAGCCTTAACGCCGTAGCTGTTCTTGCTACCAGTCAGAAAACTAAGCTCACCGTAGGCAGACAGAGCTTCATTCACAGGGATAGAAGCACCAACTTTGCCGGACAGTTCGATTTCAGTATCACCACCTTCAGGCAATACAAGGGCAGGTCCAGCCTGGATATACCAGCTGTCATCTTCAAAGCCAACATGACTTTCAATAGAAGATGCAGAATGATCTGAACCCGAGAATCCAGAGTTGGATTCAACGTTCACATACGGACCAGCTACAGCAGCAGTGCTGAAGCCGAGGAGGATACCAGTTGCGATAATAGATTTCATTAGTTTAAAGTTACTTTTTTTTAGCAGTTTTAGCGGAGCGTGTGAAGTTAGCTTTGGTAGGTGCTCCTTTACTACCAGGCTTTCTCATTTTTTCTCCACTGCCAGCAGCAATGCGCTTGCGCTTAGCGTGGATGTTTGCATAAAGACCTTGCTTAGCCATAACGTTTCTTACCTTTTCTTTTAGCTAGTGGTAATTGTGGTCCCGTTCTTTTTAAAAAGGTATCTTTTTCGTGTGGATTAGTAGTACCTTTCCCTTTGTTATAAATTTTTTGATTACGTTGTGCACCTTTATGGCCAGGGCCAATCTCAAAAGAAGATGCAACCTTACGCTTACGCTTACCAATCTTTAGACTGACGCTACGTGTACTACTTTTTTTTACCACCTTTTTTTGCTCCCTTCTTTACTGGCGGGCGGCCTTTTTTAGTTCCGTATGTTCCAGGTCCGTAAGGCATTAGAATACTCCAGGGATAAGTTGTCCAGTCGTTGCGTATGAACCGATGGCTGCAATAACACCAAGCATTGCAAGCCGACCATTTAGCTTTTCAGCCTTTTCGTAATACATAATAATAGATCCTAATTCAGCAATAAATTCAAAGTCGTCCATCAGAAGACATCATTAGAACGCTCAAGTTTTGCAATCACTTCATCGCGATATGCAGGGTCACGGTCGTAACGTGGATCAGACATTGCTTCCACAACCTCAGCCTGACTTCTAAAAGTTTCACCATTAGAGGTAGGCGCTTTACCAGAAATCATTTGTCCATCACTTCCATTTTGTGCTTCGTACATTGAATACAATCCAGCAACAGCAAGTTCAATAGCTTTTGCATTACCAGATTCAACCAAAGAATCAAAGGCATCAATAGAAGAACTGTCTAGATTTTCACCAGCCCAGCCAACGAGTGCATCGTATTCAGCTTCACCGCCAACGGTTTGTTTAATAGATTGGATTTGTTGTTCGTTAAGTTCAACACCAACTGGTTGTTGATTAGCTTGGGATTCAATGTAAGCAGCAACCAAGTCCTCACTAGACATTTCTACTAAAGAACTCATGGTTTCTTCAGATAGCTCACCGTTCGTATTCCACTCTGCTGCTGCTGCATTCAAAAACTCTGTTGAAGAGGACTCTTCATGATCGACTTCTTCATAGGTTTCCTGTTCTTCTGACTCATCAGAGTCACGGTTACCAAGCATCTTTTGTGCTTCAAGGTAACCACGCTCTAAATCTGCAACACTATTGTATTTACCTGCAAGTAGTTGACCTTCGTCAGCTTGCATCTGTTCGCCAATAGCAAGTGACTCTTGCTCGTCAGCATTAAGTTCAGGAGCGTCTGCTTGAGACTCATCCATCGAGATAATATCAGGCATCTTGTGGTGGTAGTTGTTGTTGTTGTTGTTCTTGTGGTTGCTTAGATGGGTCCATCATTGGTGCACTAGCTAGTTGACCAGCTTGTTCCACAAGGGCTTGTTGCTGTGCCATCTGCTGTTGTTGTTGCATCTCTTGCTGAATCTGTTCTTCACGCTTGACCAGTCCTAAGTAGTCAATACCTTGGGCCGCAGCCAATCGTTTGATAGCTTCAGTCGAATCGATGTACTTCATCAATGCTTCAGGACCAAGTGTCTGAGCAATGGTTGTAATAAATGTGGTAAGACTTTCACGATCTTGACCACGACCTAAAGCATTAACACCAGCGACAATAGTAGGGCTGACATACTCTTTAGGAATCTTGGGAAGTTGTCCATTTCTTTGCAGAACCATCATGACTCTGTTTAGATATGGAACAAGGAACTCAACTGTCAGTAGGCTGAACAGCCCACCTAACTGTTGTTCAAGTTCTAGTTGTGTAAGGCGTACTTCTTCAGCAGTAGTTCTTTCAGACTGTCGGATGTTCAGCTGTAAGAACGCCTCTCCAATACGACGCTCAAGTTGTTGAGCGAGGTTGGCAGCTGTAGCGAAGTCTGCTGTCTTGCCACCAGTAGTGACGACAGTGACATCTTCTTGTCTGCCTTGAATGATTGCACCGTTACCAGCCTGAGCCAATGTCTGAGGCTTAGTGGTGCTCGACGGGCTTACAAGGAATACAACCTTAGCCGCCGCAGCCGATCCTTCGACCAGTGCTTGGCTTAATGCTTCAAGGCTACGGAAGTCACCAAGGAATTCCTCTACCCTGCCTCGACCATAGTCTTCACCATCGCAAGTATTGAATCTCAGTACTAGCCAAGGGGATGCATTCTTAGGAGCAGTACCTTTAGTACCATCCATAACCTTACCCAAGCATTCTTGGTGCCATCTCCATCGTCCGTTGTCCAACTTGACGTGGGTATAGATGTCAACCTCATCGGTATGCTCTGACCCTTCATCTTGTACACGGTTAGGTTGAGGCTCAAAGTTCTTCATGTTAAGAAGTTCTTTGCTTACTGATTCTTTTGTGATGATCTCTAAAACTTCACCGTTACCGTCACGATTAACGACATAACGGTTCAGTGGATAGTGCTTAAGACCTTCCTTACCCATGAAAATCAAAGCATTACCACCAACAATGAGGTGCTTTAGTGCTTGATGCACAACGACACGATCATTAGATGCAGCGATTGATTCCATGATGGTACGTTCCATCTTGGAAAAGGATAGGTCTAGTTCACTCTTAATTTCAGGAGTTACATCTTCACCTAGCTTGTCTTCTTTAACTTGTAATTTAAAGAAGGTAGTTTGTGGAGGCAGCAATGCAAGCATTAGCTTGGCTGCCAAGGTGACAACTGCTTTACTACCTACTGATTGCCAAGGTGTGACTAAAACCCTATGGTTTTGACTTTCATCTTCACGTGAAATTAGATAAGGCAGTGTAAGCTTTGAACACTCAACAGCAGTATCTAGAAATTGATATCTATTAGAGGAAAGTTTATTGTAACGTTCACGTGCAGTAGTCATACGTTAAGACCTCCAGGTTTATCACCTGTTTCATTCAGGGGAATTAGCAGTGAAGCTGCGTCCCGCTTAGGTGCTTTTGTCGTATCACGTAAACTTTTGGCACCAAATGCTACCTTTTGGTTTTCTTTTTTCCTTACTTCTCGCGCAGGTAGAGTTGATCGCTGAGCAATCTGCAAGGGCTTTGGCGGTGGCGGCGGTGCTACTGGACGAACTTGCGGTGGTGTTGGTTGTTGGTTATTGAAACACATTAGTTTTCTATTCGTTGGATTAACCACTCCACGACTGAACGTTGTCCAGCTCGATACATGATCTGACGTTCGGTCCAGTCTGGTGTAGGAGTAACGGGTGGATAGAACTCATTAAGTTCTTCAATAATTGATCTAAGCTCTGGGCCAAAGATTGGCTCAAGCGTATTGGGGTAGATTGACATTGCTGTGCTCAAAGAAGGCAGGCATACGCGCTGCTTTGGTGAAGGA